ATGTTCCGGTTATTTCTAAAGATTCCAGAAACCCCTCACCTGCATCGCCCTCATTCGTATCTGTGTTAAGCATCGACCAATCCATCATCTGCCTAGACCTGCCTAAATCTTTTAACTGATTCCAACCTATTATAGCCTGATCCGTAGAATAAACCGCTTCGAAACTAATAGAATAAGAATGCAACTGTGGTAACTGTTTCTGAGCCATATCTTGCGTAGACTTGCAGGTTTTAATAAAGCTAATGCTCTCAGCTAAATTATTACTCAGCAAACAGCCAACTGGCGTATCATTTATATAAAGCATTAGATCAGTCATAGCCTGTTATGTTTCCACTAAATTTAATAAAATCTTGCACCTCACCAAGTATCTCTAAATTCTCTATAAATCCTTGCCCTTGTTCGCCCTCTATTCCATCGCCTGTAATTTCCCAATCTATTTTAACTCTTTCAAGCGATTTTAAGCCTGTCCACGACATTATATTACTATCGGTAGTCATAACACCCTCAAAGGGTATTGAGTACGTATAGAGCCTGCCTAATTGAGTTAGTCCGCCTGACTGTGAAGTCTTGCACGTTCCTAAAAAGCTAATCTGCTCTGATCTACTAATAGAGGTTAAACAACCTACTGGCATATTGTTTATAAATAGCATCATGGTGTTGTCCCCTTTACTGTAACTCTTGTGGTTGCGCCATAATCAGGCGTTAAAGTATAATCTAAAGCTATCTCCTCATTAGTTATTCTACCTAAAACTGCTTTACAGATGTTTTGTTGCAAGTCATAGTTTAGCGATAAATTCATAAAGTAACCCTCTATTAAATTAATTGACCACCTCTGAACAGGGTTAAAATAGCCAAATATAGAACCTTCAAATCTTACAAAAGGCCCAGCATATAACCTTTGTGTTTCCTCAACTGCTATTCTTAAAAATTCTTTATCAACCTCGTAAGGCTCTGCTAGTATAGATTCACTCAATCCCCTTCTATTCCACTTAGTAGTTAATGTTGTTTCGTCTGGGCCAAAGATAGCACCTACAAAGTCGTTTGTCGGACTATCTCCATTAAATACATCAATAGTTTTAGGAACAAAGGTAAATTTACCTGTTTGAGTTGCAGTATGTATTTCTCCAACCTCAGCTCCAGGATCTGTAAATATGTTAGCTGAAATTTTAGTATAAACAATGTCACGAATTGTGCCTGTAGGTGCTAATATTCTAAAGGTCACGTCTCCACTAATTGGAACTGGAGCAGTTTCAACAATTAGAGTACCGCCCTCACCAATGTCTGAACGAACTTGATAATAACTTAAACCTGGCAATGGAATTACCCAAGTTAAATCTGCTTGAAGATAGTACGTACTTAATCCATCATATAAACTAATTACAAAATTCATATCCGTATTAAACAACGGATCGGGATTTTCGTAATTTATTGTAAAACGTAACCTATCAGTAGAACTTATTGTTCTGACTACTGGGATAAGATTATCATTTTCATAAAAATCAGTTAAAATAGGTGAGGTATCTCCCTGATTGTAAAATATTATACCGCCTGTTGGGTAAAGACCAGCCTCCATAAACCCTGTCTTAGTATATCCGGGAATAGTCACATCATCGCAGGGCCCAATCGGATCACCCGGGCAACCATCAAAAGCGCCTTCTAGATTTGGATTAGCGAGTTCCTCTTCAAGATTAGATATTGATCCGTACTTATATGCCATTGATGCATTTTTATAGGGCCTATCAATCATCTTCATCTGATCCATATTGATGTGAAAATAAGGTGCTAAAATTAAACCTTCGCTTTCACCACCTAAAAGCGCATCTAAATCAGGTGTAAAAGTAGGTTGATCATACACTCTTTCTCCATCTAAATATTTTCTAAAAGTCAAATCACCACTTAAAGCTAATTCAGTAGGTCTGTAAATGTACCACTCGCCACCGCTTTGTATCATGACCGCAGTCCATTCCTCTAAAATTGACCTTAGCACTTCCTCGCAGTTCATTGGCGTAAAAAGGTCATCTTTTATATATCTTTCAGCATTGACAAAACCTTGCGCCATAGGATCGTAAGCATCCCCCTCTGTCATTGTTACATCATAAATATTTACGCAAGTATTTAAAACTAAACTAGGAGCATCTAGTCGGATTAGACAAGCATTTATGACATCTATAAAACTTTGTTTGCCTAAATAAAAGTCCCCACTATTTTGGACATAGCTTAAATTTTTTAGCAATCCTAAACCATCAACTGCATTCACAGATATTGCATAAGGCGCAAATGTAAAGGCTTCCTGGCATCCATCTGGAATGATAAAGCCTGACCAAATCAAACCACCATTTCTATACACCTCTACTAAAAACTCGCGCTCATTTTCGGTATACAAATCCTCTAATTCAAAGTTTTCAGTAGCTATTAAATTTAAGGTACATTCAGATCCTATGATAGGCTCTAGTTTATTGCTACTTGTGTTCTGATAATTTATCTGAATCGGATTTTGTTGAGCCAATATTTCTATCTCGCTACCTGCATAATCTAACTGCGAGATATTGCAAGTGTAATCATCAGGAGTACCATCAATTATTCTAGTATCTCTGTCCGCGTAAAAAGTAAAATAATATTTTAAATTATAACTCATGGCCCGAATCTCTGTAATTTAGCACCTGCTCTGTTTAAAACTCCGATTAAGTTAGTTCCTGAAATCTCAAACACAACCCGACCACCACCAAAGTTTTGAGAAGATCCTGCCGCGCTTGTGCTGATTGTTGCGCTTCCTTGCGGAACTGGTACTGAACCACCACCACTTAAACCGCCACCACCTCCGCCAACTCCACTTGTGATTTTACTAGCCTTTGCAGCAACAAAACCGCTTAAAGCTACTAAAGCAACACCCGCTGCTATTGCAGCTGCTGGATTTTTAAATGCAGTTTTTAGACTTATCATTCCTACACCAGTGGCAATTAATAACTTACCTAATTCTCCTAAAACACTTGCCACAGAGGAAAGTAATGATTGACCTAATGCTTCTGCTATACTTGTACCATTTGCTAAAGCAGTTCCAATAGCACTTCCTAAACCTGCAAAAGTACCTACTATAGAATTTTGAATTATGTCTGATGCTTGTTGATTAAAATCTACAAGGTGTTTATTAACTTTTTGCAAATTGCCAAATATTTCTTTTTGAAACATATCAGTTAAAGCTACCGCAGATTGTAATTGATCGGGATCAATAAAATCAATTTTAGCTTTTTTCTCAGCAGCAAGATTAGACACATCAATTTGAAAATCTTGTATAGATTTTAACATTTTTACAGCAAAGGCATTAGCTTCTTTAGCTAAATCTTCTGCTCTTTTCTTTGCCTCGTTTGCAGTATTATCTGCTTTTGGCATTTTGCCTTTTTGTAAAGCATCACCACCAACACTACCGCTTACTTTACCTCCTTTAGCAATCTCCTGGTTGACAGATTTTGTAAGTTGTATATTTTTCTCAGTTAATATATTATTATCAGTAAGCAGGTTATTTTTTAACTTAGTTAATTCAGCCTCCTTTGCTCCTGCGGTTAAATATTTATTGACAATATCTGCTTGTTTAGAGGTTAAAATATTAGCTTCTTGCTTTGCTAATAAATTCTGGCTTTCAACCGTATTTTGTAATTTTAACTGTTTTGTTCTTTCGTTTTGTATTTGCGTATTTAAATCAATTATTTTTTGCTCATTTTCTAACTGCCTTGTACTATTTTTAGCAATGAGGTCAGCAGCTGCCCTTGCTCTTGCACTTGCTAATATTGATTGAGTTAAAGAATTATAAGCATTTTTAGTTTTATTTGTTGCAGTTGCCTCGAATTCTAAATTTCCAAAGTATGCAGGATATAACTTTTGAATTTCTTTATAGGCATCCTTTCTTTGTTCTAATGGTAAAGTTGAATTTTGATATTGACTATAAAGCAATTTTAAAGTTGCTAATTCACCTTGAGCAGCTTGTGCGCCTTTTAATTGAGCTTGTTGAACTTGGCCCAAAGAATTAATATATTCGTCTGTGACTTTTTTAGCCACAGTAACCTCTTTATTTGCTCTTTGCTGATATTGCTGATAAAATAGAATACCTGCTGATACAACTGATAAAGCAATACCTAATCCGGCAGGACCAATTAAAGATGATGCTAATGCTTTTAATGCAGAGCCAGTACCGCCTGTTTCTGATTTTAATCTACTAAAACTTTCTAATAAAGGATTTAAGTTATTTTGAATACCAATAAACCCAAAAGGTGCATCTTGAGCAACCCTGCCTAAGTTAGTTAAGGCAAAGGCAGCAGAGTTAGATCCTTTTACAACTGCGCCACCCAGAACTCCTGCGCTCTTAGACGCTTCTGCTGCAAATCCTTTTAATTTGCTTTCCGCGCCCTTTAAATCTTTATCTAATTGCCCTAAAGGTGCGCCAATAGGTATCTCAATTCCTTGCATCTTCTAAGTATTTAAGCATCGCCTTATTCATTTGTTCTTTAATTATGTCCATGTCTGCTATCTCATCATTTTCATAG